TTTAATGAGCGAAACTAATCAAGGATTGGATTTTCTTTCATCAATGGGTATTGACCCACAAAGAGTAGCAATACTTGATCAAAGTAAAAGCTACAATAAAAGTGTCGATAGGCGCATATGTATATGTGGTCACTCTGTCGATAGGCACAAAGACCCTAACACTCCTTGGCCATATACACCTATCTTAAAAACTCTTAACCCAGATGGTGAATTTATTTGCCAACCTAACGCTATGACTTGTAATTGCAAGAAGTGCATACCAGTCTTAAAAGTCTCCAACCCTAAGTACTTCCTCAAAAAAACTGATGGTGCAGGAGAGCTTCATGCTTTGACTCGTGGAATTTTAGGTCTATCCAAAGTCGAAGGACATAGCATGGAATGGTTGATCGAACCTCAATGCCGATTATGTGGGTCTTCAGGTAAGGAACACGGGATTGTCCCAGCAGCCTTTACCATGAATGGCAATATAAAAAAGGGTCAGGGGTCTGATGGCTATGACGCTTTTGTCTGCTACAACTGTAGGATTAACCTATGAGTGAATTAGATAAAACATTTCAAGAAACCATATTCAACACCTTGGCTTCATTGCTTGCCCAAAACAAGTTTGATACTGATACCCAATTAGATATCTACTTGGCTATGAAAAAGGCAGCAATGGATTTGCAGGAAGGTCAGATCCAAAAGCTTCAAGAAAAGATTGACCACTGGGAGTCTATGTATGGAGAAGCAGATACAAGTCTTTATACCTTGGGACTTAGACACGCCCTTGATATCCTGACAGGTAAAACGGCTACAGATGCTAACGGCTTTAATGACAAACCATATGAAGATGGTCAAGAGTTTAAACTTGATGAGATCTTGTGATGGGGGATAGAGATGAAATCAGAGCATCCAAGAAAACCAAAGACATGGTCAACCCTTACCAGATGTCACCACCACAACTATAAGAAGATTTACAGAGACCCAAAAACAATCTTCTCTATAATAATCTCTACTAGGAATAAATATGGGATCGAGCTGACTTGGTTTAAGTGTGAGAAGACTATGGGCTTTCACCTGACCAAAGTAGAGAACTTCATAGGAGAACAGGAAAATGGATTTTAAGTTTAGAAAGACAAAAGAAGAACTTAGGCGACTTTTAGAACTACGAAGATCGTCTGCTTCTCGTCCCGTTGAATCTAAAAAGAAATACAAAAGAAAGCCAAAGCACCCAAAGCAAGAAGAGTTTTAGGAATCCAGGAAGCACTTTTTTAGACATACTTTTAACTTTTTCGTACAATATTCTCTATAATGAAGTAGGGCAATAATTCCTTAAATTTACGCTCAAAACAGTATTTTTGTTTATAAAAGCGTCAGACCCTAACTGTTTCAAACAACTTTTCCCAAAAAACTTTTCAACATCAAACCTGTGCGATTATATGTATCACGGGGAAACTTTTTTCCCCCCGTAGAAACGAGTACTCGTGATTAACAAAGCAGCAATCGAGTCGTATGTTCGCAACCTTCTAGGTCAAGTAATTGGCGCAACCATGATTGTGGCGCAGACCAGTGGTATCGCATCACCTCTCGAATTCGGCACAGGTGAATGGCTCCTAGTAGCCAACGCACTATGGGCCTCCTTAATCCCAACAGCCCTCCGTTGGATCAATAAGAAAGACCCAGCATTCGGACGAATCGCTGAAGGAGTTGCTAAAGAGGCTGGAAAGAAACTAGCCGCTGAAGCAGCAAAGAAAGCTAAGAAGTAACAGGTGAAATTTCCTAGGGGGATTTTTTCCCCCTAGGTTTTTTCCCCCCACCGCCGCCATGACAGATATCATCGAATACATTGACGAGGGTCCTGAAGACGGCCCGGAAAATATAACCCCAATTGTTGACGTCCCATATGATCGGCGTCCAAATCTGGAAGAGCTCGGTATTATAGAAATCGAGCGGGGTATCTGCGAAGACACATTTGAGAACCGTGCAGTCCTAAGACGGTCAATGCTGAAGTGGTCTCCAGTCTTCGATGACCAAACGGGTGCTGCCACAAATCTTATTATTGCTCGCTCCATTGAACAAGATAAAGAGCGAGCGCTCATCAGCATCAACAACAAGAAACAGCTATTGTCAGATCCGGGAAATATAAACTCTGATTTCCTATCTGGCCTCGATCTCCTCCTAGACGACGACGCCCTAAAGATTTCCCCACCTTGGGTTGTTGGTGCAACTCGGAACTGGCTAAAAGAGCAGGAGCAAGGCGGCCCGAAATCCGATAAGCGAGCGCCCCTAGGTCTACCTGGACGGTGTCGCCTTACTAAGACTGATGGCACAAGATGTCAGTTGTGGAACAGTGGTCGAGTCAAGGATGACGGATTGTGTCGCATCCATCTGGGCTCAACAAGACGGACGGCAAACAACGTTGAGATTGCTCGGCAAAAAATAAGTCAGGCTTCCTCTTATGCTGTGGATGTCCTTGAGGAACTAATGGAGACCGCCATCTCCGAACCAGTCAAACTCAAAGCGGCAACAGAAATCCTTGACCGTGCTGGTGTACGAGGCGGCATGGAACTCAACATAGATATTAAAAACACAGACCGCTCCCCAGCAGAAATCCTAGCCGAACGGCTGGCTCGCCTTGAAGCAGTTGCTTCTATGAGAACAAGTGAACTCATAGCAGACGGCGTGCAGGTAACAGAAGTTTATTCTATTACAGATGTAACCCCCAAACCAGAAGACGGATCGGATCCAGATGCCCGGAACTAATAATCTAATAAAGCTCGAGGAGCTAGCGGCCCGCCTTCAGGAGGATATTGTTTTAGCAAAATCCCGTGAGGAACACATCCGTTTAACGGCACGGGCAAACGAAGCTGCAGCTTTAGTCCAGGAAATGAAAACGGCGAGCGCTGCGAGCTAGTTTAAATTTCAACTAAGCGGCGTGGGATAAGCGCTCGCAAAATATATAACGGTTGGATAACAAGCTTGTGATTCATATCGTGAAACGGTGTTGTTAGTTCCGGGACGTAGCTAGCTGCAGATCCACAACTCCCTGTGGATAAACGGACAGACTTAGAATTAACCTTGTACGCCTGACTCAAATATATGACAGATATCAACTAAGCAGGAGTTAACATTTTCCCCGCGAAGACGGAAGGGTCCTCCAGCCGGGAAATAACAAACCAAACCGTTGATCACAGCTGCAGCTGCAGATGCCGGGAAATGAAAACGTGAGCAATGAATCACCGGGTGGGACCCAGCTGCAGATCTGGATCCCCGGAAGTTATAAAGTTTTTCTGTTGACAGCAGCTGCAGATCCGATGCCCGGAAGTTACATTGTTCATTAGCCAGGGCCGGGATGGCGGCGAGGGATTCCAAACTTGAGTCGACCTGACTCAACCCTCCGAAGACGGATCGGTCATGACCATCAGAAATTGTTTGTTCCAGGTTTCCAGTGCACCTGGTGCTGAGCTGGCGGTGGTGGCGGTTCAGGCGGAGGCGGCGTGCTTGCATCAAGCCCGGAAAATATAATACAAGCGGCGTTGGATCGAAGACGGGTCCGTCCCCTGGAAATTACAACGTGTGTTGTCTTTTTTGACTTTGACATCTGAAGCGCTTCGGGCCCGATCCGCACCCGGAAAAAAGAACGGCAAGTTACCGAGGAGTACTCGAGCTGACAGCGGCGAGCTAGACCAGGTCCCCGGAAAATATAACGGTTGATCACAGCTGCAGCTGTACTGACATCGCGGCTTGTTTGTTCCGGGCGGCCTGACTATAGAGGGGGAAAAAATTTAAACGGTTGGGGTTCTTGAAATAGCGGCGTGGGATGGGTAGGGTTATATATACAAACGGATAGAGAAGGAGTGACGACATGCAAACATTCTTGCCATACGCAGAGTTCGAACGGAGTGCACAGGTATTGGACTATCGAAGACTGGGGAAGCAACGGGTAGAGACGTGGCAATTGATAAGAGCAATCAACGGTGAGACCAGAGGGTGGAGGAATCATCCTGCAGCAGTGATGTGGAGGGACCACGTCCCAGCGCTCGCACTGTATGGAAAAGTTATTTGTGAGGAATGGATTCGAAGAGGGTACAACGACTCGATGCTGCCACGATTTGAATTAATACTTTCCGGGCACAGCGAGGAGTTGCAAATGCCGCCGTGGTTGGAAAATGAAAACTTCCATGTCTCACACCAAAGTAATTTGATTCGCAAATTTCCAGAGCACTACAGAATGCATTGGCCAGAGGTACCCGAAGATTTGCCATACATATGGCCGGGAAGTGAAAACGTTCTGGCAGCCTGACAGCTGTCAAAGATCTAAAAGTTTTTATTTCCAGGCCAGGGACCCAGGAGCTCCAGGCCAGATCCCCGGAAGTAACAATCTTTTTGCCCGTTTCTGGATATAGGGCGACTCAGTCGACGTCAGTACTTGACATATGTCCTAAGGCAGGTTATATAATAAATTCCACTAGGGAACCCTAGGGTTTTAAATGACGAAAGGAACACCATGGGCCAATACCATGTACTTGTTAACTACGATAAAAAAGAAGTTGTAACACCACACGAACTCGGCTTGGGTCTTAAGCAATGGGAACACATCGGATTTGAAGGCGGCACGCTTGCAGATGCGCTGTACATCTTGACGATGACCAGCCCAGCTCGAGGCGGCGGGGACCTACCCGAGACTGTAATTTCCGGGAGATGGGCTGGAGACCGTTGTTTCGTTTACGGTGACTACACCGCGGCAAGTGATTTGCCAGACGGCATGTACGAATCCATTAACGGAAAACTTGAAACGGAGTTTGAAGAAATCGGCTCGCTCGTAGCAACGGAGATGGGAAAGGTTTTTGATTTTACGATGAGCGGCGAGGGATGGAAGCGTCGCATTAAAAACGGACAGACTGCAGAAGTCTAACCCGGAAAAAAGAATTCAGGCACGTCTTTAAGCTGCGTCAGTGAGCGGGCAAGACGGCCTGACTATAGGAGGCTAGACCTGCAGGGTCGCTAACGGTTAGCGCTTTGTGTAGCAGGTCTAGTCTCCTTAATTTTTAAACTACTAACGGAGAGGGAAAAAATAATGAGAAAGATAATTACAAAAATAGAATTTGAATTTGATGAAGCTGTGATGCTCGAGGACCCGGAAAATACAATGACGGATGAGGACCTGCTGCAGCACGCTGCCACATGCTTCACGGAGGACATTGAGCAAATGGTGAAGTACAACGAGTTGTTCCAAGTTGCGCTCGCCCAAACAAGATTTGTTGATGTTGAGAAATTACAGCAGTGTGGTCCTAGCCAGGAACTAACAATTCCAGATGGGGCACCAGAAGAAGGTCATCAGCCCGGAACTTAGATTATTGGCGTTATGTTGGTCGCCCAGGCTTTGAGCGTGAAAACGAATATGTATGTCAGCAGAAATGAGAACTGAAAACTTTGTGATGAGTTTTGATATATGACCATAAACCGGGAACTTAGATTGTTTGCTTAATTTTAAGCGTTTTACTTTTGAGCGTAAATCCACCTGAAGGTGCAGGGCCCCGGAGTGGAAATGAAAACTTCATTTAGAGAGAAACTCCTGAGTCAGGTGCTTGCGCTGATGTAATCTCTATGATAAGTTTTTCTTGTTGGGGCAGATGCTATTTGCTGTTGCTGAATAGGGTTGAAAGCCTAGGAACAAAAACTCGTTCCCCAACACCACAACAAATGACGAAAGGGAATCAAATGGATTTTTTCAATACGCTTCCTGTTGAATTACAGAAGCAAGCAATACAGGGAAAGATGGACGACCTCTACGATAGTTGGCACGACGCATATATTTCTGAAGGTGGAAATGATTTGCCTTTCTATGTTGAGGAACAACTAATTGAATATCTGCCAGAACCAATAAAAGAGTTGGCAGTTATGTTTTATGAGAAGCAGGAGAATGCGAATGCCTAATTGGTGCGACAACACAATCAGCATTAGTGGCAACGCTACTTCAATCAAAAATCTAAAAGAGTTTGTTGGCAGACCTCTAAGAGATGGTGATGAAAGAATAGAAGAACCTATTTACTCACTTGCCAACATTATGCCTTCAACTCCTGACGCAGAGCCAATGCTGGGCGAGGCGTCTAAGAGCGCAGGGCACGAGGACTGGTATCACAACAACATCAACTCTTGGGGAACTAAGTGGGATGTGGCTGGCAATGCCTATGTGAATTATGTAGAGGGTGGGGAGTTCATTAGTTTTTCATTTGACTCGGCTTGGTCTCCACCGACCCCAACAACACAGGCGCTGTCAGAGATTTTCCCGGAACTAAGTATTGAACATACATACTACGAATCTGGTTGCGACTTCTGGGGAATTGAAACTTACAAGGCTGGCGAGTTGGTATCCGAGGAAGGTGGCGAGTTGAACCACACGGCTTGGACACGGCTTGGTATGGACTGCTACAACTGCGAACAGTATGAGGAAGACCCTGATGAGTATGAAGAGTATCTATACGACGACTGCCCACCAGCATTACAGAAAGCAAAAGCGACGGCGTGATTGACGGCGAGGGGGTAGGGGGAAAAAACCCTGCCCCACTCAACGGCAAGAGGAGTTCGGATCCAGGTACCCTGGACCGGGAAGTAAAAACTTCAAGACGGGTAAGAACGAGGGAAGCTTTACACGCTAGACTAACGGCAAGAGAAAGAGAGGACACCAATGGGTCGCATACATTATTTTGATATTGACGGGAACTATGGAAACGCCAATCAGATAACTCTTGTGGGAACGGAGAACTGGATACACGAGGACTTCCTATTAGTGAGGGAAGCTAAAGATGAGGAACGCTATCTAGTTGCTCGTCTTGTATCGGATTGGATTACAGAAGGACGAGATAGTAAGAAGTATAAAAAGGAATTCAAGAAGTATGGACTAAAACCACATACTGCTACTGAACCTGCCCAAGAACTTCCAGCACAACTCAAAGAGATAGACCTGAACTAATAAGACAAGTTCATAGATAGATTTCTGCCCTTACGATTTTACTCGTCATTTTATCGTGAGGGCAGAACCTTTTTTCCCCCTTATACATAGACACGAAAATAGGGTATTTGCTTATATGATGAAAACTGCTAGAATTGACCTAACACCGAGTTCGTAGGGAACTTGGTAAATGACGAAATGAGATACCAATGCTAGACAAAGAAAAACCAATTCAGGGAGTTTCTGTTTATGCCGAGTTCGTAAAATCGGGATACAGAACAGAAATGTTTATTACTCCTGACGGATTTACTCCGACAGGTGATTTAGTTCCTGCCAAGATTTATCGCAGGGTCGTATCAAAGGACAAGCCAAAGAAATTATGGCAACAGACCACAGTTCAGTTCGCTGACGATATTGCCACAGTTGGCTCAAAGGACTTATCTGATATTGCTCTCAAAGAACAATATGTTGATAAGCGTTTAGAACACCTACAATCCATATTCGCTGGTTTAGTTTCAGGTGAGTGGGAAATGAGAAATGAGCCATTTCTAGTAGAAACTTCTCAAAATGATTTAGTTGAGATTGGCAAAAGTGAAACACCTGTAAAGGTCGTTTATCGTATCAACCAAAGCAGAAAAGCACTTGGCTTTCCTGTTGAGATTGCTTAGGGGGCAGTAAAAATGGATACAATTATCAAAGATAAGTTGGCAGAACTAAAAGGCGATTTCTGGACTATCGTTTCTGATTGCTTGACCCAAAGCACTCACGAGGACACTTCTCTACGACTTAGCGCAAAAGTATTACCTAGTGGTCGTTGCGTTGAGCGAGCAAGTGGCGATAAGAGAAAAGCAAGAGAGCGAGTTGGTGCTATGACCCCTAGTGGCGTTGAGGTGGGAAACCTAAGTGCTGATGAGTTCTATGTTCGTCCTAATGGACAAAAGTATTTCACTCGCCAATGGGGAGTTCATACTGATGTAGCAGTTTTACGCAGAGCAAGAGAAGCAACTAAGAAGTTCTTTTCCGAAGGCGTTGGTTCTCCACAATTCGCATTTTTCTATGGAGTTCCGGGAACAGGAAAAACTGCTCTAGTAGAAGCAAGTTTTTCTGATGAGGAAGTTATTACCTTGATTGGTAATGGCGATACTGATACTAATGATTTCTATGGTTCTTTTATTCAGACCCCAAGTGGAAAGTTTGAGTGGATTGACGCAGGATTTATTAGAGCAGTTGAGTTTGGTCTGCCTTTCTTTATTGACGAGATTGGTTTGATTGACCCTAAAGCACTAGCAGTTGCTTATTCAGTAATGGACGGACGAAAGGAAATTACAATTCCTATGAACCCTGAAAGGGGAACTATAAAAGTCCATGAAAACTTTTATGTAATTTCTGCTACTAACCCAAATGCTCCGGGAGTTCGTATGAGTGAAGCGTTGCTATCTCGTTTCCAAATCCAAGCAGAACTAACTACTGATTGGGCTTTGGCAAAGAAGTTAGGTGTTCCAACCACAATGGTTAGCGTTGCTCAAAATCTACACAAGCGCACACAAGGCGATAGTGCTGAAATATCTTGGTCGCCACAAATGCGTGAGTTGCTAGGGTTCAGAGATACTTCTGAAATCTTTGGCACAGAGTTCGCTATCTCTAATCTAATTGCGAGCGCACCTGAATTAGATAGAGATGTTGTTGTTGATGTTATTGCTCGTGCCTTTGGCGCAGAGCATAAGCCAGCGAAAATCTAGGTTTTCCCTAGAACCTAGTTCGTTGGTAGGAAGTGGGGAGTTGGTATTGGTATCCCAACCCCCACTCTCCCTTCTATATAAGAAGGGGAAAATAAAAGTTTTTTCCCCCTACATACATAGACAAAATGAAAATAAAAATGATATGATAATTCTGTAAGGACACACGACTAGAAAAGGACAAAAGAAATGGCACATATCAAGCCACAGGAACTAACTCGTTCCAAGATAAAGACACCTAGCGATTGGCTAGGAGTTGGTTATGAAATTACTCAATTAGTAAATACTTGGTCTGATAGAACAGACTTAGTTGCTTTGCTAGGAACAGAGGCAGGAAAAGGCGCACCTGCTTGCTTCCTACCTGCTCTCGCAGAAATAGAAGTAAATACAAAAGAAGCCTTTGGGGAAATAACAACTCCAAGTATGATTGACGATTTGACTAAGCGAAAGAACCAATACGAGTTTGCTAAGGCAGTTGGCGCAATTCGCCACGAGGCATATCACGCAAAGTTTTCAGCGTGGGATATTCCACTAGCAGGTAAGACACTAAAGCAAGATGAGTTTGAGGCTTTGATGTTGCTAGAGGAAGGTCGCATAGAAGCGTGGGGTATCAACACTCACCCTGACGCAAAAGTTTTTCTACGAGCAAGTGCTATGGGTTTGATTATTGACGAAGCGAAAGAAGTGTTTTCAGAGCAATCAACAATTCGTTCTGCTAGTTCTTTAGTTGGTTTATGCCACGCAAGAATAATCGCAGGGTCGCTTGATGAACTCCAAGCCTTTGATTTACTTGATAAGGTCAATGGGATTTTAGGTTCTGATTTAGTTATGAAACTAAAGGAAATTATTTACCAATTCCAAGACCACGCAATTCATACTGATATTTCTGCTTGCTATCCACTAGCGATTGAGTGGGCGAGATTGGTTCGTGAAAAGGCAGAGGAAGCAGGGGAACAACCAACTAAAGAGGAACAAGAAGCCTTTGCTGAAATGATGAGCGAAATGCTTGGTGAGATGAGCGAAAGCGTTTCTATCTCTAATGCCAATGAACTACAAGACCAAAAGCGTTCAGAGGATATGAAAGAGAGCGCAACTGCTAAAGCCAATACTTCTAAAGAGCAAAAGAAAAATGAGGAAATTGCTCGTCAAGTATTCTCAAAGAGTTCAGGTCCGGGGCAAGCAAGCACTCGCTCACAGTTAGTTGAGAAGCGAAGCCCTAATGGACAAGAACGCAATAGCGCAGTAAAAATTGCTAAGGCTTTGGAAAGAGCAAAGTATCGTGAGCGTGGTGCGATTGAGATTGGAAGTATTGTTCCCCCCGGAAAACTAAACACTCGCAAAATTATTCAGGCAAAGGCTTTAGAACAAAAAGGTATCTTTACTCAACCAAAGGCTTTCTCAAAGAAAGTTCGTAAGCACACAGACGAACCTGAATTATCAGTTGGAGTAATGGTAGATATTTCAGGGTCAATGAGTTCTGCTATGAACCCAATGGCTTCTACTGCTTGGATTATGAGTGAGGCAGTTCGCCGAGTTCAGGGTCGTTGCGCTATGGTTTATTATGGTTCAGATGTTTTCCCAACACTAAAGGCAGGGCAACGACTAAAGGAAGTAAATGTCTATTCTGCCCCTGACGGAACTGAAAAGTTTGATAGAGCGTTCCGTGCTTTGGACGGCGCACTCAACTTACTCAATGGTGAAGGCGCAAGATTACTGGTCGTTGTATCTGACGGACACTACACAAGTGATGAAATGGAAAGCGCAAAGGCGTGGGTTGCTCGTTGCTCAAAGAACGGCGTAGCAGTTCTATGGCTACCGATTGGCGACAACGGCGCAACTGCTAAACATATTTGCGCTGGTGCTAACGCACAGGTCGTTGAGAACATAACCGACCCAAGTTTGTCTGCTCAAATTATCGGCAAGAACGCCGAGAAGGTTTTATCAACGGCAGGGCAAAAGTTCGTGGCGTGAGATAACGGCAAGAGATTTCGTGGTCGGGTATCGTCCTTCTTATTGGTGCGTGTGTCCCCCCGATTACGGATAGAGAAATCCCCTTCGTGTATGCGAGTGCGAGGGGGATTTTCTTTTCCCCTTGCTATGTATGAGGGGGAAAGAGTTCTATATAAGAAGGGGAAAAAAGAAGGGAGAGCTTTTCTAACGGAAGTAAAGTTTTCATTTCCACCACTCACGCAGCAGACCAGCGAGCGTGAAATCAAGATGAGTGAGCGTAAAGTTACCTTCAGCATTACGGAAGTGAATAACTTATTTTCCGGGTTTCAGAAAGAGTAAAAATATCCTGAACTTAGATTTTCATTTCCACCCCAAGTCGTTACCCACCCAGGAATTTACGCTCAAAAATTAAAAGCAGAGTGAACGAACTGAAAACTTTAGTTGCTATTGACGGGTCAAGGAAGTTCTATGATACGATTTGGGAGTAAGACCAAATGACGAAAGGGAAAAGATGAAATACGAAGTAGTAGTTTCAGCAAATATCAGAACTGTATGGCAAGCCGACAATGAACAAGAGGCTTTGCGATTAGCAGACGAGTGGGTGCGACAGGAATACGGCGACCTGATACACAAAGCAAATCTTGATGTAAGAGAACTTTCATAGCCTTCTATATATAAAGGGGAAAAAATGCCAACGGCAGGGGAATACGAGATTGAGTTCTTTTGGCTTGACGGAAGCGAACCTGACGGCGACCACCAAGAAAGCGTGTGGTGGGAGAAGGGTGCGGTTTGTAAAGTCGGCTTGGGGGATTTCGAGGTTACAATTTATGTAGACGGCGACACTAAGATTGAGGACAGAGAAACGGGTTCGACTTACACCAGCAGTAGTGAGTTTCCCCCGGAACTAAGAACGGATAAAGACCTTTCCGAAGCTAGTCAAGGAAACTATCCAAGACTAGAGTGGCAAAACAATTCGTGGTTTGATATTTACACAAATGACGGAGAGCATTTGGATATGGTCAATCACGAAGCAGATGAAGCCTTTGACCAAGCGTGTGAGTATTTGATTGAGCAGTTCGTAAATGTTTGTATGATTGAGAATAATCAAATGCCACAAGTTGAGGGCAGACAAGTCGTGGTTCTTGATTTAGAATAGTTCTATGATAGAATTTTCCCCATACTACATAGGAAGGGGTAAAAAAATTCATTGTGTCCAATTACTCTTGGTTGAGGCAGATACCCACCAAGAAGCGATAAGTAATGTTGAGAGCAGACTAGAGGAAGCAGATTGGTCTGATTGGTCTGAAGTTGGTGGGCGTTGGGAAGGTATGTTCGGAGATGATGAACCTACTAATGCGCTGAACTACGCTAATGACCCTGAAGTATTTATGAAGTGGGTAAATACTTTTTCCGAGTATCGCCATACTCATATGAAAGAAGCTCTTTCTGCTTTTGAGAAGGGGGGAAAAACTTTAGGAGAAGTTGTAGATATTTATGACCCAAGAATAAATAACTTTGATTTAGGTATGGTCGGCTACTACATAAGGAAGGTTGGAACTTTACTTGCTGACTATTGGAATAACGATAGTGCGATTTGGGATTTAGAGGCAGGAACAGGAAGTCTTGCTTATCTTATGGAGAGAATAGAAAAAGAACCCAAAAAACAATTTGCGGTTATTGTTGATTTCCACCACTAAAAAGAGTAGAATAAAGATACCGAACAGAAAGGGAAAATAAATGACGGCTTTCGGTGAAATGGTTGAGAACACAACTTACATTGTGGAAACTCCAAAATGTTTTGTGTGTGGAGATTACGGGCAAGTAGAAGTGCCTATGAAGGGTTTTCTAATTAGACAACTAGGCGGGCTAATCCAAGAGGCTTACCCCGATTTAGATTTAGGCTTGCGTGAGCAAATAATTTCAGGCACGCACCCCGATTGTTGGGAACTCCGTTTCGGAAAGTGTGAAACGGCGTGAGAACTAAAAAAGAAATCCGTAGAGATGTAAAAGACCAAGCGGAACAGATAATGTATTTTGAGGCGAGTATGCCCGACATAAACAAAGCGACCAAGATGTTAGCCGAACGGCTAGAGAGTCTTTACTATGCTGGATACAATGACGCAACAGACAAAATGAAACGGAGAACAAAATGAAAAAAACTGATGAGCAAATGTTGAAACTTATAGAGGAACAGAAGGCAAATGCTGAACGGCTTGCCGAGGAGATGTCTGAATTGTCGGGAGACGACACGGATACAGTTCTTGTCCTAGATGCTTTGGCTTGCGCTGGATTACGGATAGTGCCAATGGAAGCAGGGGAAAATGTAGCGAGCCTTGCTATGTTCTCAATTCTCCAACAACAAGCAAGTGAGGTATAGAAATGTTTTTCAACGGATTTACTTTACTAATGATGATTGTTGGTGGTGCGATTGGTTTCGGACTATCCCGACTATTCATAGACACTCAATACCTAGTTGAGAGATTGTCTGCCAGAGTTGGATACGAATACGACAATGAAGGACAGATTGTTATTTACACAGGTCTTTATGATGATGAGCAGGAAGTCTATGCCGAAGGCTATTGACCCCTATTTTTTCCCCCTTATACATAGAGCGACACGAAAAGGTTTGGATTTGCGAAAGGCAGGAAAGTAGGCTATTATTTTCTTACTAGGCAATCACGCTTAGTAAATGACGAAACGAAAGGTAGGAAGTAGCCAATGGCTAGCACTATCAAAACAAGCACCACAGCCACAACCAAAAAGGTTGCTGGTAAGACAATCAAAACAGTTGTTGATGAAACAACAGTTAGCGCAACAAGTGAAGTTCTTTCACTTGATAAGAGCAAGAAAAAGGCAGAAGCCTTGATTGCTGAATTGGTTAGATTGCGTGAAGCAATTACCGATTTGGAAAAGGAAAAGACAGAAGCCACAGAAGCGATTTATGCGCTTATGGGTTGGGAAAAAGTCTTGATTGGCGATACCGAAAAATGGGTCGGCGTTGCTACAAAGGGAACAATAAATGGCGGAACACGAATTACAATCGGACAACGCTCACGCACAGATGTAAATAAGAAACTACTAGAAGCAGATTTCCCTGAAGTCTTTGCCAAGACTAAAGTGGAAACTACTTACACAGTAGTATCTACTAAATAGACAATCCCTAGTCGGCACGAACCCCTTGCGAAAGCAGGGGGTTTTTGCTTTTTCCCCTATCTATGTATAAAGGGGAAAAAATAAAACGGCACGAGGTTGTAGAAAAAGTCAGTAAGGCTTGGTAGAATAGAGTTGTTAGCAAGGGGCTAACGGCTAGGGAAAAGGAAATCAAATGAAAGATGTATGGACTTCAGCAGTAAGCGCAGAGATGACTAAGGGAATGACGGGTGATGAGATAGAAATGCTTATCGCTGATTTAGATGATGCGGTAATGCTAGTTTGCCAAGACTACGGAATAGAGGGGTAAATAAATGAGAGCAGAAAAGTATTACTCAACGGGGCAAGACCTAACTATCTCAATAACAGAAATCAAGGCGAGCAGTATGGAAGAAGCCGAAGCGGTCATACAAAGGTTCATAGATGAAATCGGCAAGGTGATGACGGACGAGGTTCGTTGGGACGAAGCGGATTGGACTATTCAGGAAAATACTATGAACGCAGAAGGAACAGGTTACGAAGTAACGGACGAAGGAACTCCAGATTACTACGAGATGAGTGATGTAGAAGCGGACGCCGATACGCTTGCGAGCGCAGGACACGGAACGGACGAGGACTACGGATACTACGGAGATTAGATTGTTATTTCCGGGCCCCGCAGATGTAAAACTATTTTCGTTTGCGGGGTTTTCCCCTATCTATGTATAAAGGGGAAAAAATGAAAGTATTGAAAAAGGCAGGTAAGTAAAGTAGAATAGAGATAACGGCTAACACTAGGGAGATAAAAATGGCTTGTGAGGACTTTCCTTGTTGCGGACACGAAATGGGTGATTGCGAAGGACACCTATACGGTTCGGACGAAGCAATAAAAGCAAGAGTCATAGCAAAGATGAGAAGCGATAAATACGACTCATACTATGACGAGGACTAGATTGAGAAGCCCCCGCTACGGCGGGGGTTTTTCTATGTATAAAGGGGAAAAAAGAAATACTTGAAAAAGGCAGGGAAGTGGAGTATTATTATCTCAACGGCAAATCATTAGGGATAAGCCGATTGTTCTAGGGAGAACAAATGAATAACTCAGACAAAATGACGGTGGGCATTACTTTCACCGTTGGCGAGTTGTGGGAAGCCGTATTCGGTTCAGACGGCGCAGGAATGGTTCACTGGTCTACCGAAATCAGAAATGAAAACGGCGAGGACATTGATTTATGGACTACCGATGAAAACGGTGAGTCAGTAACAAATCCACAAAACTTCCGAGTCTATGAAGATGAAGAAGAGAAGTGGCACGATGTATCTCTCGAACAACTTCGTGTTGGTTTCGAGAAGGCTCTTATGGACAACGCTTCCCATTGTGGCGGTTATGCGTTGAAGCTTGACGACTACGATGCTTGCTTCGGCGATGTCGTAATTCAGTATGCGGTATTCGGAGAACTAATCTACGGATAACAGAAGTAGAAAGAAGCCCCTTGCTAAATGGCGAGGGGTTTCTTTTTTTCTCCCTACTATGTATGAAGGGGAAAAAAGAAAACGAGAAGAGATACTGGCCGGGAAATAAGTATCTATGATAAAATTGGATTGTCGTTCAACAACTAGGGAAAGGAAAAAGAATGACTTCAGCAGTAAAAGAGAAAGAGGCTTACTGGGAGATTGAACTAAGTAGCGATTGCCGTTGCTTCGATTGTAATGATTGTGGCGTTGGGTATATTCGTTATGAAGATGACCAAAAGTGTGAAGAGTGCGACAAAGAACTAACACCTTCAGATTCTTGCTTCGCTTGCTGGGACGATAGTAAAAGTAGTTTCTATGATGCGCTTGAAGCGTGGCGAGATAAAGTCGGCGTTACTTGGGACTTGGTTCGTATTGACGGCGTTGGCTTGGGTTGGAACAAAGATAGCGGATACGCCGTAAAGAAATTCAAAGAAGTATTGGAAGCACTAACTATCAGAGGCGACTTCCGTATCACCGCTACTTGGGACGGCGCCACTACCTTTACCGCAAGCCGGGCGAGCCACGATGAACCAACGGGTGGGGCACGATTCACTTTCACACTAATGAGAGAGGAGGACTAAAGTGGAAAGAGATTACTTGAGTATTCTTATGGAGTGGCATCCCGATGGAAGTTTTTCGGAAGATGACTTGTGGGAAGCAATAGCGGAGTCACACGGCGTTGATGTAAGCGAGATAAGTGATAGGGACTTGACTGAGTTTATCTAAATCTATATATGAAGGGGAAAAAAGAAATCTAACGGATGTCGTTGGAAAAGTCAGTGAAGTAGGATAAAATTAATACACCACTAGGGAAACGGAAAGGGGGAACCAAAATTCCAAAAGAATTTATCGGCGTGGATGCGCCAAAGTATCCAGCGATAGTCGTGCCGTTGGTAGGAGAAGACGGCAACGCAGTCGCAATTATGGGACGAGTGGCAAACGCTATGCGTAAGTCAGGAGTGCCACAAGAAGAGATAAATCAGTATCTTGATGAAAGTATGTCGGGAGATTACGATAATCTACTTCGCACCGCTATCAAATGGGTAGCAACTGAATAACTAATAAGTGAGGGAGTGGGTTTCAAACTAACTCGAGTGCCTACTCACTAACTAATGAAAAGCCCCCGCCCCTGCGGGGGTTTTTCCCTTTCTATATATAAAGGGGAAAAAAGAATGAGTGCGGTAAGTGTTGAAAAAGTCAGAGAAGTAAAGTAGAATAAAGATACTCGGTAGGGGTAGCCGTTGGTCACCTGAACGACTTGAACTCTAGAGGGTCGGAAACAATACGGCACCTACCGAGGCTAACAACTAGGGAAAGAATAGGGAAAATGGAACTACTAACGAAAGAACTTCGCAAGAAGTTACCACCGCTTTACGCTAATGAGAATGAGGGCGACCCCGTCCTAGTATGTAAATTCTTCGCACTAGCAAGCAACTGGACTTGGTATGCGATGGAGTTTGATGGAGAAGATATGTTCTTCGGTATCGTTCACGGCTTCGAGAAGGAGTTAGGCTACTTCAGCCTGAAAGAGTTACAAAGCCTGAAACTAACAATGGGCGGGATAGATATTCCTGCCGTTGAAAGAGATATCAACTGGACACCCCGCCGATTATCAGAACTCAAGGAATACGCCTAGAGTAGAAAAGAAAGGGAGCCCCGCCGAAAGGTTGGGGCTCTTTCTACATATAAAGGGGAAAAAAGAAAAAGGATCCAGGAAAGGGTAGGATAAGAGTATGGATAAGATAATGAATATAAAAAATGTAATGTTTATCGGTGATTACTTTTCAATGATAGTAAGCGTTGCCGTATCGGAAGATGATTTACAAGACGGCGAGATATATGAGGACGCTTGCCTTAGAGCTGCGGGTAATATTTTGAAAGAGCAATACGGTTGGGATGTAGTCGCCGTTTCAAATCATATTGGCGTTCTTGATGAGGGAGACCCAAACTGCGAGACTTGCTACGGAGAGGGGAAAATAAGAAGTGAGGTAAGCGGTCAGATGAGACAGCTGGAGTGTCCCGACTGCTTCAACGGGTAGGGGGAAAAAGTTTTTGAAGTAAAACAATAATGCTAGAATGGTAGTCCGGGTAGTAGCGAGGATTCCCTTCCTATCGCTCCCCGTTGAGATAGGCTTCCCTGCCTATCGCACCTCACCCCTGCCTCCCTAGCGGGGGTGAAGTGTCCCTATTGAGAATGTCAGATAGGTAATGTAGAATAGAGACACTAACTCAGAAGGGAGAAAGTTATGAGTTATGAAGGAAGTATGAAAGGTTCGGGTATCTACTCCGAAGATGTAACACTTGAAGTTGAGTGCGGTAGTTGCGGTAAGGCTTGGGAAGAAGACTTTATGACCGACGACTGGGGGAATGTATCCTCAGAAGTAAAATGCGAGTGCGGTAACGCTTGGACTTTTGAAAAGGAACAAGAGGAGATAGGCAACCCCTATGAGCCCGATACCTTAGAAGAGTTATGGGGCGAATAGTCTCTAAGCCCCTCACCGAAAGGTGGGGGGTTTTTCTATATAAGAAGGGGAAAAATCAGGAAGGCCGGGTGAGGTTATTCTTTAGAGTATGGAAATAGTTCAAAAGGTTTATCACCCTAATGGAAATAATGCCCCGTTCGTTGTGGCTATCGTTGATGACCCTGCCGAAGGAGATACAAAGATAGTAATAATGTTTGAGGACAACGAATACACCGCCGTTCTTTCGCTAGACAGACTTATTGAAAGTGAGGATATAGGAGAGAAAAACTCTCACCTTGCCGATAAATATGAGTATGCCTTGCGTGATGAATTGTGGAATGACTTTAACTACTAAGTAAGGAAAAAATCTTGACAACAATAGCTGCGGTTCAGGGTGAAGGCTGGGCGGTTATTGGCTATGACTCTAGGGTTTCAGAGGAAGATGGCAGGACTTATATTCTGCCGAAAGATAATGGAAAAGTTTTTAAGAATGGTAATTACATAATTGCCGTGGCTGGGGATGTAAGAGCAATAAATATATTAGCCCACGTTTTTAAGCCACCAGTATGTACCACAACTACTTTAGGTTTGAAATTAGATAAGTTTATTACTGCCGTATTTATCCCGGAACTAAAAAAGTGTTTTGAGGAAGCCTCATACTCAAAAGACGGGGAACACGAAAGTCAGTTAGTTATCTTGGTCAATGGAACTATCTATGAAATAGGTGAGGACTTTTCTTGGTGCCACGATACAGTTGGGGCGTATGCCGTTGGTTCAGGTTCAGCCTATGCTTTAGGGGTTCTCAATGCCCTATCAGAAGGAAAGAAAAGAACTCTCACTAACGCAAGGTCAGCTATTAAAACTGCGCTCGCCGTATCCTCAAAGTTTGATAATAAAACTGCCGAGCCTTTTTATCTTTTGACTCAATACCGAGTTTAGTTTTTCCCCCCTATATATATAGACAAAAAATAACCCCCGATTTCTCGGGGGCTACTTTCTTTAGCACTTCTCACAAATTATGTTGCGGTAATAATCTACCTGCCTAATTTGGAATTGCTCTCCGCAACGATAGCAATTTATCCAAATCATTACTTCTCTTGCCTTTACTCTTGCCACTTGAGTTCCCTTTCTCTTGGCTTGTATCTTAATTTTATTCTATGTGCCGTTGTAAGTGTGGGAACTTGTTATTGGCGTGTCGCTTATCAGTAGTGTTCAGCGCATTCCTCACAGAGATAATTATTTATAGTTTCATCTCCGCAAATAGGACAGTTAGTTGTTGGTCGTTTTATTTCCCAAGCGTCTTGATAGTTCATATTTTCCCCCTCTTATATATAAATACCCTTTTCGTTTCTATATTGTTAGACGCACGAAACACCGATTTAGTTCCATATTGCGAAAAGTCAGGAAGGTAGTGTAAAATAAAGCCATACGCTCACTAAGGGAAGTGAGTGATTAGGGAGTAAGTAAGTGCCAAAGCAAAAAGTTAAAGTGTGTATAGGTTGCTTAACAGAGTTGCCACTAGAAAAGTTTAATAAGTATGAGTCTGGTATTCAGGGAGTAAGAGCAAGATGTAAGAAGTGTTTTTCCGTCCACCGCAAAACCTCTGCCCAAAGAACTGCTAAGCGTTTATCTCTAGAAGCAAAAGGTAAAAGAAAATGTAGTAAGTGCGGAAAAACAAAAGCCTTATCATCTTTCCAAGAAGGTTATCGCACAGAAAGAAATCGTTGGTCAAGAGAAGGTGTGTGTAAGCCTTGCGTATCTATTCGCGGAAAAGTTAAACACAAGACAAAGAACCTAGATGTAAGAAAATATGTATTTGATTACCTAAAGACACACCCTTGTGTGGACTGCGGTGAAAGTAATGTATTAGCCCTAGAGTTTGACCACCTACACAGTAAGAAGTTTGATATTGGAACTGCGCTTGGTGGCAACACTAAAATTGCTAGCCGAGTTAAAGAGGAAATTAAAAAGTGTGTAGTTCGTTGCTCTACTTGCCACCGCATAAAGACTCATATGGAAATAAATAGTTGGAAGTTTGAGTTATCTTTACAAGATAAGGCAACAAGCACTAAGATAAAGAGAACAAAGCAATACAAAGCACTAATGAAGGTGGGGTGATTAAATGGGATATGTAGAAATCTTTCGCATAGATGAGGAAGGTGCTGGCTGGGTAAATCTAGAGGAAGCCACACCTGCCGAACTCTTAGACTTAGAGATAGGTCTAGCGCAAGAAGGTGCGCTCTAAAAAGTAAGCCCCCACCGAAAGGTGGGGGTTATTTTTTCTCCGTCTATATATATATATATAAAGGGGAAAAAACGACTCGCTATGAATAGCGTTGGAAAAGTCAGAGAAGTAGAATATAATTAACCTACACGCACTCGCTAGGGAAGCGAGGGTCGTTAAAGATTAAGGGACATAAGATGTTAATGACTAAACAAGATATACGAGAGATTAAGCAAGCAGAGAGAGATAAAAGACTTGCCGATAATCTAGAAAAATATCAAAGAGAGTTAGCCGAGCGTAAAGCCGTTCGTGATAAGTGGCTAATAGAAGCACCAAAAATCCAAGCCAAAAATAGAGAACTCGCAAAGAAAAGAAGCGAAAATAAACAAACTCTAGAAGCCCTAAAAGAAAATACACGCAAAGAAAAAAAGGCTATTGGAACTATCTCTCAACGCCAAGTATTAGGAAAGGCTTTCGTTCTAGAATACTTAAAGAAAAATCCTTGTAATCATTGTGGAGAAACTAATTTAATGGTTCTAGAGTTTGACCATTGTTCAGGTAAGAAAGATTTTAATATCAGCACAGGGCTACAACTTGGATTTAGTGTTGCCGTATTGAGAAAAGAAATACAGAAGTGCCAAGTTCTCTGCGCTAATTGCCACTCAGTAAAAACACAAATAGAAAGAAAGACTTGGAGATACCAAGCCGTTACATCTTGCTAAAGGGAAGGGGGCGCTCGCAAGAGCGTCCCTTTTTCTCCGTCTATATATAAAGGGGAAAAAATGTATTTGAGAAAAGTCAGGAAAGTTGTTAGAATAAAGCTATGAAGTTTCTACCTGATAGTGCGGTGCTTGGGACACTAGGACATATCAAGCACGCCTCAAAAAAGAAAAAAAGCCACCTAGTTGTTTCAGTAATGCTCAAAGATAGACACTCTCACTACTTCCCACAAAGGACAGTTGGAGAGTTGCTAGAACTAGCAGGACACGCCCAAAAGGGAAAGAAAGCAGGAAAGTAGAAAAAGTCAGGAAAGTTTGATAGAGTTCTACTAGTGGCTAAGGGAGCCACAGAAAGCAGGGACAAAGTGAAAACAGAAGCAAAGTTTATTAGGCGCAGAATTGCGGTTGGTCTTATCTTGCTAGCACTTATTGCGTGGGCGTTTGACGCAACAACACCTGAAATGTGTAAAGTTCCAGTTGAGCAGATGAATAGTTTTTGTAAGGACTTGCTCTACCCGTAAGGGTAGGGCAGGTCTCTATATAAGAAGGGGAAAAAATGCCTATCTATCTATTAGAAGAATTATCTCTTACCGATAACTGGGAAAGAGAAGCCTATTCTCTTTATGAAGAACTATACGAAGAGAAGCAACAAGAACAAGAAGGTTTGATTTATCTATTCAGAGAGTGGTTGGACTTGGTAAGCCCTACCGACTTTGGAACTGATGAAGGATTAGAAGGAGTTCTAGTATGACTACCGACTCTCTATATAAGAAGGGGGAAACAGAGTGCGTGCTATGCGGAGACATAGCAACACACTTTCCCACAATGAGTTTTTTTGGAGAAGTAAAAGGTTATTGTTGTTTTGACTATGACTGCTCAGAGACAACAGAGGGGGCGTGTGCGTGAGCGACTTGACGAAATACCTAGAGAAGGAATGGGGGTCGCTTGTAGGTGCGACTCTTGTAAAGGTTAGAAATGCTACTGCCGAAGAAGCAGAAGAGTTGGGGTGGGAAGTTTCAGCCCACGAGCCAATTCCTTTCTTGGAGTTTGATAATGGCGAAGGGCTATGTCTATCCCAAGACCCCGAAGGTAATGGTCCGGGGTTTGCCTTCCTATTCACTAAAGACTATATATAAGAAGGGGGAAAAAAGATGATGTTTGATATTGGATTTGGGCTACCGACTTACTTAGCTCATATAACTATTGGGGTTGGTCGCTATACCCTTTGGCTAAATATCGTGGCTACTAACTGGAGAACCTTTCACTTTGGAAAAAGGTGGGGGGACTGGGTTGGTTGTTTCTCCGTCTTTACTTTTGCCTATACAAGGAAGGAGGGATAAATATGGTTTTAGATACAGGAACAATGCTCGCAATAATTATTGCGCTCGCAGGTTCTTGCTTTGTTATGGTGGTTGGTATCAGAGCGCAGGGTCAGTTACACCGAGTCATTAACCAAAAGAACGAAAAGATTAGATTTCTTGAAGCGGAAATCTCTAGACAGAAAAGGAAACAACTAACAAATGAAAGTCGCTAGTATCCAAGAAGAAGCAGTAAAACTCTATGAAGGGGGACTGGCTATTGAGGCAGTCGCTAAAGAGTTGGGGGTCGCTTACCGAACTGCTAGAAAGGCTATCTACTCAAATGGGGTAGAGGCTAGAGACCCCTCAGCAAGGTTGGTAGGCAGAACTAGCCCTACTGGAAAGAAAGCACAGGGCAAGACAAGCCCTACTACTAAGAAGAAAAGGAAAAAGTAAATGGATCTAAAAAGAGTGGTTTGGACTGCGGTTATTTCTATGGTGCTGGCAGTAGGTTCAATAATTGCTGGACTTCAGAACAGTTCAGGAGGAGACAGTCTTGCTTTGTCTCTTGGACTTAGTTCTATCGCTCTTGCTACCCTCTCAGCAAGGGACAAGCGCTAGGCGCTCGCAAGTCTTCTAAAGTGTCGGGAAGGGCTGAAAATAGTCCTTCCTGCACTTTTTTTGGGGCATTTTAGGTATTTTAGGTTTATGCAGGGGTGAGCAGGGCTTTTAGAGTAAAAAATAAAAATAAAAACACGCTCACGCTCAACTTGACTGCGGGACTTCCCTGCACATATGCTAAGGTTTATTCAGTACTAATTAACGACACAAGGAGATTTACGAATTAGACACTTGAAGTAAGGCTATCCCCTAAGAGGCGATGGTCGGGTTAGTGAAGTCTCTAACCCTGTCCCCGTAACCTAACAAAGGAAAAACCAAATGAACCCATCTCTAAACTCACCCGAAAAGGTGTTGGCACTACTATCACTCTTGATAGTTCTATCATCAGGAGCGGTTGCAGTAGCAGTAGAGAATAAAGTCCAAGAGGTTGTCGCAACAGAGCAAGTGGCAACAGAAGTAAAACCAGTAGTAGAGCCAGTCAAGAAGACTAAGCCTCTATCCTACTTTGAGAACAAGACAAGCCTTACCGATATTGAGTTGGTGTGGTTATTAGAAGCCGTAGGCTTTGAAGGTCAAGACCTAAAAGAAGCTTGGGCAATAGCCAAGAAGGAAAGCAATGGCAGACCCCTTGCTTTCAATGGCAATAAATTAACTGGCGATAACTCTTATGGCATATTCCAAATCAATATGGTGGATAGTCTTGGAGAAGATAGACGAACCAAGTTTGATTTGGATCATAATGCGGACTTGTTTAACCCAGTCAAGAACGCTCAAATTGCTATGCATATGAGTAATGGTGGAAGCGACTGGACTTCTTGGCACATAGGCAAAGACGCTTATACTAGTACTAGTGGAAAGCACTACGCTAAGTTCAAAGAGTGGCTTAGCAAATTCCCCACAGAAAAGAAGTGAGACTATGAGCGAGCAAGAAAACCTTATGCCGTTGCTTGGTTCTGTAGCACCTTCAACTAATGAGCAAGCGCTCGCCGTTGAGTCTGAACCAGTAGCGATTAAAGAAGAACCAAAGAAAGAAAAGAAAGCCCCAACTTTTCAAGCCAACCCTGAAAAGTATGTCTATCTTTCTGCATTGAAAGTAAATGCTTATGAAGGAAACTCTGAGTCAGTCAAAACAGTTCAACTGCGGTTGAATGATTTAGGTTTCAATTCAGTAATGAATGATAAGTTTGGTCGTCTTGGAGAAGGAGCAGTTGAAGCGATTAACGCTTTTAGAAAGTCTAAAGGACTTAATGAGTGCGGTTGCTTTGATGAAGAAGTTTTGGCTTATCTCTTTCAAGGTGAGAGTGTTGGAGTTCTCCCTTAATTAAGGACAACAAAAAACCCCCTATCTTTTGGTAGGGGGTTCTTTGCTTTAGTTCTTATGCTTGTGCAAAGACTTTCAACAAGCGGTCTGCATAATCTTTATCAAGACCCAGTTGCTCACCTTCATCATCATAACCCCCTGCAATAACTACATCACCGAGAATTACATCAGGAAAGTTTGGGAAGTTAGCCAACCAAATTTCGGTGGCTCTTGAATTTATTGGAAGACCTTGCAACTTTCCTTCTTCATTCATAATAAGTGTGTAACCACTTGCAAGAGTCTTTGGTTCAATAAGACCACCTACCGCCATTTGAAGTGTTAGTAGTTCGTTACTATCTGCCGTTAAGTCAATGATAGAAGCGTTTCCTTCTGCGGTTAGTTTAATTGCTAGTTTCATTTGTTTCTCCCTATTGTGGTACTTGGTTTCCCACTACCGAAAGAATAGATTACTTTCCTGCACTTTGCAAGATTAGAGGGAAGCTTTTGTGCGGTGTGTCTTAGAAAAAGAAAAAGCCCCCCTTGGATAGGGGGGCTAATTCTTGCGGTTACTTGGTTAGGAGTAAGTCCAAGATTTCGCTGTCTGTAAGTTCTTTGTAACTGCCGTTAAAAGGACTTGTATAAGAACCTTTAGTTTCATTTGTTACGGCAACCTTTACAACTTCTGCATTCATTTCCTTTGCATTCTTTGCGGTATCAGTAATTAGGCTACTTGCACTTGATGCGGTATCAACGTGGAAGTTATAGTTTGTTTCTTTTGTAATTGTTCCAGTTGAAGTTGTTTCTGAATACTTTACTGTAATTGATACTCCGTATGACATTTGTTTCTCCCTTTTTGTTATTGAAGCCCCTTGCTTCAATAAGATAAATATAAACTACCTTCCTGCACTTTGCAAGTCTATAAGTGGTCATTTCGTGTATATGACTAGTCATACTTTTCTAGGCTAATAGTCAGTAGGTTACTAGTCAGTAGGCTAGAAGGTATTAAGTTACTAGTGAGTAAGTTACTAGTGAGTAAGTTACTAGTCAGTAGTAGTTAGTAGTCAGTAGTTTTATTAGTAAGACCTTTATAAAAATAATAAAGAGATATAAAAGAAAAAGAAAAATAAAAATAGAGGTCTTAATATATGACCTTAAATCCTGTTAAAAATAGAAAAAAATAAAAAATAAAAGGCTATGCCTTCTCTAGTTTTAGTTTTAAAGTCTTAAAAAATAAAATTTAAGGGGGGAAAAAATAAAAAAGATTTTTTAGAAAAAAGGCCCGGAACGATTTTGAAAAACCCGGAAAATACCCTCTGCCTTCTCCGGGGCCAAAAGCAAAATATGGAAAGGTTCATATATTTAAAGCTGTCGTACAAGATTGGATCCCCTTTCTTCTCGTACACCCCTTCTAAAACTCTGTACAATAGGACTATGCTGAACCCACCGAAACTTCCCATTGAGGAGGTTATCTATATTTCAACTCTGACACGCTCAGAGATGGAGTCACGCCTTCGTGCGTTGTGGAAGTCAGGCTGGTCACTAGGAGTTATAGGTGGTTCTCTCAGCCCCGCTGTTCCTAAGACCACAATTCACTTCTGGGTCCGTAGAGCCCCTGACGTTAAGCAGTTAAAAGCAGTTCCACTGCCACCCCCAAAGTCTTTGACGACCTCTGTGCCTACAAAGCACGCCCCTCGTCTCAAGTCCATCTCTCCGGGTGTCCCTCCAGAGCTAAGAATCAGACTTCGTGAGCTTTCAGCCCTCTCAAAGCGCTACAGAGCCAAGACACCTCCAACTAGTCCTTTAGCTCAAGCTAATAACGAGCTAACTCAGATTGCAAGGCAACTTAGGAACCGTGGCGTCCCTACAGCTACCATCGCAGAAGCCGCTGGAGTCACCTATAGGGCTATGGCAAGGCGTTTGAGCCAATGAGCCGCCTTTACAAGACAAAGACAGGCACATACAAGGACACAGAGCTGGTTGTGGTTGTGTGGAAGAACCCTAAGAAGACTAAAAGACCTCAATCGCGCTTCCTTGAGACTATGTCCGCCCCTAACTCTAGCTACCCTATGGCTTTCCCCTTAGTAGCCCTTAAAGGACACTATGCGTGGAAGGAAGCAAAGCATGTGAAGACCTTAGAAGACTTTGATTTAAATATTGAAGACAGTTCTAGAGAGGCTCCAGTCATTCTTGACTTAGAACTAGCAACTTACACCTTAGGGTGGAATGATTTCTATGTCCCCGATGAATATATAGAGTTTGGATAATCCTTGAGAGCGATTTCAGATGTCTTCCCAGCATTAGTTTGGATCGCTCCACCCAATTCCATTGGGTTAGATGAGTTCACCATACCTGGACCGTCTCCAGAAGGAACTCGCAAGGTAGATAGAGTTCGAGTTGTTCTATTGGGAGATACCATTTTGATAGCGCAAGACTCTCCTACTGGACCTACACTTGTATTCAGAGAGAAATTCATCCATAGGCACGTTGAAGGCAAACTTCAAGCAGTTTTAACTGAGTCCGAAAAGGTTATAGCTTTTATAAAAGACGCTTCCTGCGGTTGTGGGTCTCGTCTTAGAGGCTGGAACCCTTACGGGCAAAACAATTCGGTCTATTCAAGTGAGGATCCAACAGAATGAATGATCTAACCCTCCTACAATTTATCCTTCTAGGGCTAGCTACATATCGTGTGACTCGATTAATAACTCGTGACATGGTTACAGCCCCCTTGCGTAATGCCTTTTGGAAAAAGTTTCCGCCAGAGTCTTCCTATCTTGGCTACCTATCCACCTGTGAGTGGTGCTTTAGTTTTTGGATAGGATCAGGGTTCGTAATCTCGGCTATCATTATTCCAACAGTAACCTACATAATCGCTACAATATACGCTGTATCGGCTATCGCTGGTTTGTTGACTGCATATGAAGATAAGTAAGCCTTCGTATTCCGCAACTGAGATGACAAGGAGTTTTCGTGGGTATATTTACCAATGACGAAGTAACACCTCCGTCTCCACAGTCAAAAAATAAAAAGCCTCAGAATTCAACATTTACTAATGTTTTTACAAATACAGCTCAGGCAGCAACATACTCAACTCCTAGAACTCTTACAGCTGCAGCAGCTCAAATTAAAGTTAATGACAAGGGTGAGTTTGAGCAATTTAGAATTCGTCGCTCTGCTGGATCTAGCGCATGGCAAGCAGAAGCTTGGGAATACTACGACGCTATTGGTGAAATCAAATACGCATTCAATTTAGTTGCGTCAGTTGTATCTCGTATCAGAATTTATGCAGCTGTTGTTGATGATCCATCAGAGACTCCAATCTCTGTTCGTCAATCAGAACTAGTTGATGATCGTCTTGGAGCTGCGGCAGAACGTGCACTTGCACGATTAAATTCTGCATATGGTGGACAAGCAGGTTTATTAAGAGATGCTGCACTTAACCTTGCAGTAGCTGGAGAATGTTATTTAGTTCAGATGCCAGCACGACCAGCATATAACTTGCCAGAGTCTTGGGACATTCGTTCCGTTGATGAAGTAACAACAGATCCTCGTGGCGGTTTCAATGTTATTGGTCGTCGTGAACAATCCACTACAACACAAGGTGGAATAGATAAGAATTCAAAGCTAGGTAAGAATGCATTTGTTGGACGCATGTGGCGTTCACATCCTCGTTTTTCAGATGAAGCAGATTCATCACTTCGTGGTTTGCTTGATCTTTGTGCAGAACTCCTTCTACTGAATAGGACATTCCGTGCGACTGCTCGTTCTCGTCTCAATGCTGGTGCGCTTTATTTACCAGATGGTCTTTCCGTCGCGTCGCAAGGTGACGGCGACTTCCCCTACGATTCTGAGGATGGTATCGGCGCAGGGTTTACTGCCGAAGAAGCGGAAGATGAATTCGAAGAGCAGTTAATGGATGCGATGACAACTCCGATTCGTGACGAAGAGTCCGCATCAGCAGTTGTTCCTCTTATCATTCGTGGTCCTGCAGAACTTGGCGACAAGATTAAGCAGTTTAAGTTTGAGCGTTCATTCGACCCAGCACTAGCTGAGCGTTCTGATCGTGTACTAGAGCGCATCCTTCAAGGATTAGATGTTCCAAAGGATGTTGTTACAGGTTTAGCAAATGTTAAGTACTCAAATGCAATGCAGATTGATGAATCACTATATAAGGCACACATTGAGCCACTTATGTTGCTCATTGCAGATGCTCTAACAGTTGTTTACCTTCGTCCATACCTTATTGCAAATGGTTTTGAAGAAACACAAGTTAACAAGATTGTTGTTTGGTATGACCCATCAGCAATTGCAACTCGTAATGACCGTGCAACAGATGCAGACGCAGGATTTGATCGCATGGCGGTCTCTGCAAACACATGGCGTCGTGCTCATGGCTTCTCAGATGCAGATGCACCTACTCCAAAAGAACTTTCAATTAGACTTCTACAAGAACGTGGCGTACTTACACCAGAATTTACAGAAGCAATGCTGTCAGCAATTGCACCAGAGGTTATTAACACAGTCCGTTCACAGCAACAGCAATCATCCGTTGCTCCTATCCCACCAGAGCTTCAGCAAGCATTAGATGCTGCAAGTGAAGGTGCAGAAGAAGCAGGTATTACAGCCGAGACCCCAACAGAAGGGCAAGAGCAGTAATGTCACGCACTATTTCTCAAACTCCTGCTCCTAAGAAGGATCAAGTTAAGGGTTCTAAGAAAAATGCTAAAGGATCTGCGTCAGGAACTCGTAAAGTTAAGTTTTCTGCAGCAGTAGAGAAGTCTTTAAAGAATAAAGTCGAACAGCACAACGAAAAAGCAGGTAAAGGTCGTCGTGCAACCGTCGGAATGTTAAAAGCTGTCTATCGCAGAGGTGCAGGTGCTTACAGCGTCTCACATCGTCCAGGAATGACTCGCAACCAATGGGCAATGGGTCGAGTGAATGCATTTCTTAAGTTGTTGAAGTCTGGAAAGCCATCAAACTCTGCATACAAGACAGATAATGACTTACTTCCTTCTGGACATCCACGTTCAACTAAGAAATCAAACTCCATTGCAGCTTCAGCAGGTTTGGTTCCTGAAGAGAGCGATCTAGCAGAAGCGCTAGTCGAGATTGCAGACAAATATGGAAGATTCAATGAAGATGCCACAGGAATCTGGGCAGGATACACACCTCCAGCCGAAAATGATGTCAGAGGTATCGGAGTCAAATGCTCTAACTGTGTTTTATACATGGGTAATGGCTCGTGCAGAATCATCGAACTCGAAGTCGAGGACGAAGGTAAGTGTCGTTTTGCGGTTATCCCAGATGGCGTCGTTGATGTTGGAGTTCTCGAAGGTGAGAAGCTCGGAAACGAAATCCAATCACCACAAGAGCTAGCAAAGCTTGCTAACGAGTGGCGTTACGAACAAGAATTAAATATTGACCTTCTTCCTGAAGAAGATTACTCATCTCCAGAAGAAGCAATCCTTGCTATGGCAGAGTATTCAGGCTTTGGATACGAAGCAGAGCATGCAGTTCGTGCATCTTGGCTTCGTGCAGTTCGTAATGGAGAGAATCCATTCAAGCGAGCATCTCTTCTAGCATCTCTTGGTTATGACAGCTTAGATGGAGACCTTCTTCCAATAAAGGGAGAAGAAGATGGAGAATAAAATTGTTGTAAGCTCTTACAGAGCATATAGCAGCCGTGAACAGGCACGTTTTATTCGTCAAGAAGCAAATGTTTTACTTGAAAAAGCCAACGAATTTTCTACAACAAGCCGTAGAGTAAATCGTAGGTCTGCATACAAGGTTCTTGCTCGTTCTCTACAAAAAACTAGAGGACTTCCTTTCTCTATTCGCAAGCATCAAGCACTTACAGAGCTCTCTAACTACATTTCTCTAGCCAAGTACAACAAAATTGTTGGCCTAGAAGCATTTAATACAGATTTACTTCCAGTATCTCACCCAAGATCAACTCGCTTTAACACAATGACAGCATCTGCACTTGCAGAAGCTCAGATGCGTTGGGTACTTGATGATCCACGCATTAAGGATGAGACAGTAAAGGGCCTCTTGGCATCTGCAATGTTCTCTCCTATCGATTCACCAGAGCATAAGTACTCAATGATTCGTCTAGAGAATATGCCTCAAGGACAAGTGCCTGTTGAAGTTCTACTAGCTGCCGCAAACCCTTACGCTGGTAAGAACTCTGCCGCAGCTCGCCGTGCTCGTGAAGCTGTACAGCTTTCAGACCGATTTGAGCGTTGGATTAATATGGGAGCATCTTTAGCTAAAAGAGCTACCGATGGTTTCCGTGTTTATGTTGCTAGAAACGATGGTTCTACAAGAAGTCTTTCAGGTGAACTACTAAACCAGAACATGTTTGATCCTAACCTTGTTGATATTGAAATGGGCAAGGGTAAAGTTGCAACAGTACCTACAAAGCTTGGTGAAGGTCTTGAAGCTTTTATTAAAAGCAAGGACTCAGAAGATGGCTACTCTCCAGTAGAAGCAGAAGTTCCTAATGGAGCACAGGTACTTCCAGAAAGCAGCATTGTTATCTCCGATGCACCAAGTATTTATCGCAAAGATGAAGAAACAAAAAGTGGTGCTGTTCGATACACAGATGACAAGTATGACATCGTTAAATTTAATAACCCTAAAGATGCACAGACAGCAATCGGTGAAGGTCAGAAGAGAGCTGCAGAGTTAGATAAGCCAGAACCAAAGCTTCTTAAGAAGGGCGAAATTGATCCAGACTCAGGTAAGCAGTTTTGGAACCCTGATGAGCCAGTTCTTGCGGTTTATCGTCGTGGCAAAAATACACCTCTTGCATTTGCTCAGTCTTGGAAAGATGTAAACAATGAAATCCTCCGTGACGAACCTTTCCTTGATGAAGATGAGGGTCGTGAATACACACGCCCAGAGCAACAGACTGCAGATGACAATGTTCCTCTACTTGATCAAGCAGACGATATCTTTAAGCCAACAAAGAAGAAGGCTGATAAAAAGAAAAAAGAAGTCTCTGCGTTTCCTTATGAAGTTCCAGAGAGAGCTTACGAACTTAATCCTAACGAAGAGTACACACCAGAATTTGAGTTTGATGATCCTGTAACAATTGCAAACGATCAAGTACCAGAGGAGCTAGAAGATGCTCTTCTTACAGCAGTAGAACCTGTTAGTGATACTGAAAAAGCAACTGGCTACGCCCCAATTAACTTTACAGATGGCCGTGAACGAGATGTTCCAGCAGAAGCTATCGCTGCAGCAATTCGTGAGCAAGGTGGAGATGCTGAAATGGCTCTTGCACAGGCTTACGACAAGATTGCTGGAAACAATAACAATGAAAAGGCTCTCCTAGAATCTAGAGGAGAAAAAGAACCTGTTGTAGAAGAAGCTCCAATTGAAGATGGCGAGATAGATCCTTCACCTTCTGACAAAATTATTGAAGATGAAATTGAAAAGCCAGAACCAAAGGCTACTACCCCAGAACCTACTGAAGATATTAAAGATGGATTAGAAGATGTTGAAGATGTATCTGAAGATACATATGTCCCTCCTCTACTTGAAGGTCTTTCAGAAGAAGAGTTAGCATCCTTTAAAGAGGATGGCGACTACCGACCATTCTTGCCAAAGAATGCAGACATAGATACTCCAGAAGGTCTTTATAAGTTAGATCCAAATCCAGTTGACCCTAAAGAAAACTACACTCCAAAAGATCTTCAAGGAGATGTACCTCCAACTACAGCTTTAGATTTGTCTGCAAATAAAGTTAAAGACTTAACTGACGAACTAAGCAACGCTATTAATGGCACTGGTGAGCATGGACCAGGTTTTGGAGAAATGCTAACCGAAGACCCTAACGGAGAACTTGTAAACTCTCCCGTTCCTGCAGAAGCTCTTAGAGATGCTCTCCAGCTTAAGGGTAAAGATACAGATGCAATTATTGAAAAGATTAATAAGAAGGCTGGAAAAGCAAAGGCAAGAATAAAGCCTCCTGTTTCTGAAGAGCCAGAAGTAGAGCCAGATACAAAAGAAGAAGAAGTCAAGCCTAAAAAGGCAGTTACATACAAGCGTTCAGGTAATCGCACTCTTCTTCGTGCTGGTGCTGGCGGAGCTTTTAAAGATAAAGAAATTGCAGACTTCTTAGACGAGAATGGTTTTGAGTGGACTGGAACTGTTGAAAGAGATGGAAAAACTCTTCCAGTTAATTCAGAATCTGCTTTACAAACTGATGAAGAATTTAAAGCGTTTGCTCGTGAACTTCGTGATCGTTTTGGTATCGATCTACAACCTCGTGCTGCAACTCCAAACTCACCTGCTCAAGACCCAATTGACATTGATGCCCCAGCACCAACTCCTACTCCAGAAGCTCCAGAAGCTCCAACACCTGAAGCAACTCCAGAAGTTCCAGCTCTTACTAAAGAAGAAAGAGATATTGCAGAATTAGAAGATGAGCTTGATATGGTTGAAAGACTAATCAAGCGAGAAGATGTAGAGCCTGATGTAAAAGACAAGATGGCAAGAAGAATTGAAAGAATTAAAAGAGCTCTTGAAGAGCTTAAGGGGTCCCCTGAAACACCAGAAGTAGAGGAAACTCCAAAAGAAGAAGAAGAAGCAGTAGTTGTAGATGAAAAACTTAAGTACACTAAAAAGCGTCCACAAGATCTCAAACCGGGAGACGAAGTTTATATTCCTGGCGTTGGCTGGAGAATAGTAACTCGTGTATCAGAAAGAAAATTTGATACCCCTAATAAACCATCTATCTGGAGAGTTGAATATACAGACGGTAGTCCATATTATCCACAAACTGGTACATGGAAAACCATGGAGGGATGGAAAAAAGAAGATGGTACTGAATTTGACCAAGAATTATATACTCGTGATCCTCTAGGCATACCTAGTGACGAAACCCCTACAAGTCAACAAACAGTAATTCAAACTGATCCTCCAGAGGAATTTCTAACTTCTGTATCTGAAGGAAACATAGACGATAAAATTAAAGTTCTTCTTCAAGAGCGTGCCGAGCTAGGTGACGTACTTGCAAAGATACAAAAAGAATTACCTGGGGCAGAGCCAGAAGATTTAATGAAAGAAATAGAAGAAAATAATCGTCTTCTCGAAGAAGCAGAAGCTGTAAAAAGAGGACAGAAGTCTCCAAAAGAGTTTGATGAACTACCTGCTGGAACTAGAGCTACCAGTAAAGATCTTAATGGCAGATCATCTACTTGGATTAAGCAAGAAGACGGTTCTTGGGTAAATATTAATACTGGTGAAATTGTAGATGAGCTACCTATTCCTAGAAAGCAGTACGGAGGGGAGTGGTGGGACGATTACAAATTTACTGCCCCTGAAGATCTTGGCGGAGAAGAAGTAGCAGATGATGATGACTCAGATTTAGTTGATGAAGCTTTAATTGATAGCGTTAAAGAAGATGAGAACCCTAATCTTGATGCTTTAATCAAGCAAGTACAGCAACGCAAAAAACTGACAAGAGCAGAAAGAAAAGCTCTTAAGAAAGAAAAGCGTCATCGTCAACAAATGATGATTAAGATTGTTGATTCAGAGTTCGGTCAAGACGCATTTACTTTAGATTTCCCTCGACGTTCAGCAGTAAAGCAGATGCTTTTCCAGTTAGATTCTTTGACTACAGAAGAAATGGAAGACATTAGTCGTTTAGTTAATGCTGAGCTTGGTTGGGAGTTCATTAAGAACCTTCCAGATAAGCCAGAAAGCACTGGAGCTGAAGCAGAGAGTAAGCCATCTGAAAAACCAGAAGCAGCACCTGTCGTAGAAACACCAGCTGCAGAAGCAGAAGAAAAGCCAGATACACCTCCTGCACCAGCTGCAGAAGAAAAGCCAACTCCTCTTACTGAGAGAGATAAAGAAATTCTTAAGGCTCTTGTTGACAAGCGTCGTAAGATTCAAAGAAAAATTGATAAGGCAGATCTTTCTGAAGAAACAACTCCAGCACAGAAGAAAGCTCTCAAAGATGAGCTAGATGCAGTTACAAAGATAATTGATGACATTGTTCTTGGTTCAAAGCCAGCTGAAAAGCCAGAAGAAGCTCCTACTGCAGAGGTTAAAGAAACAGAAAAGCCTCAAGGACCACAACCAAGTATCGCTTTGGTTGCTGCACCTAACTTAAAGCCTGGCGATGTTTTCAAAGATGATTATTTTACAATTGTAAGTATTGAAACAGGTCTTACTAAAGATAGAGATATGGAAACAGTTCCAGCGACTAGACTTACTGGATACTATCCAAACTCTGTAGAACAAAGTACTAAGCTTTGGGCAGACGACACAGAAGTACAGGTATACCGTGGAGTTACACCTCCAGAAAAGGGAGACTTACCAGTACTGAGCAAGCCAGAAATGAAGTCTTTTAGTCCTACTGGAAAACTACAAATAATTGGAACATTCAAGCGACCAAACGGTACCGAAGGAAAGAAGTGGGGATTAAAGAACCCTGCTGATATAGAAAGATACGAAGCAGCTTTAGCAGAATATAAGAAAGAAGCTGAACGCCGTAAGGGTCTTTGGACTCCTCCAGAAGTAGAAGCAGTTAACAATGAAACTGAAAATACTCCTGTTAAGCCAGTTGAAAAAGCATCTTATGTATCTAACGTACCAGCATCTGAAGTTCAAGTTGGAGATATTGCATTTAGAAAGAACAAAAATGGGGCTAAAGAGTTCTTCACAGTTACCAAGGTTCTTGGAACTAAAGATGGAGTTACATCTCTTGAAGGACACTATGTTGGACACCAAACACAGGTTAAGGAATGGCGTGAAGCTACCCCAATCGACATTATTCGTGGAGAAGTAAATCTTCCAACATCAGGAGATAAAGAACCTCTAGATAGACCAGATAAGTCTCTTCCTAATTATTCTCAGCTTGAAAAAGAACGTCAAGAAAAAATTGCAGAAGCAGATAAGGGATACACCTTTAACGCTGAAGGATCTATCGAGGTTGCACCGAAAGTATCCAAGCCAAAACTACCTGCATTCTACGGTTCAGCCGAGTTGCTTTTGGACCTCGGAGATGGAGCTAACATCCAAGCAGCTCTAGATGCTAGAGAAAATGGATATGTAGTTTTTGACTTTGAAACTTTAGGAAACGATGTACAGAACGTATTAAACCCAGATGCGCCTATCCAAGCAGCTGCGGTTAGATATGTTGGTGGTGAAAAGGTAGAAGAGCTTAACATCTACATTAATCCTGAAAAGCCTTTGGGCGATTACTATTATGAAACAGATAGTGAAGGAAACAAGGTTCTTCGTGCAAATAGAATGAGAGATGCTGAAGGCAACCCAATAACAGATGAATGGCTAGCTACACAGCCAAGCATCAAGGATCAGCTACAAAAACTTGTTGACTTCTTTGGCGCAGATCCAATTCTTGTTGGACAAAATATTGGATTTGATTTAAACGTATTACAGCGCTGGGCTCAGAAAGTTGGAATTGATTTTGAGCTAAAGGGATCAATTGACACGCTACCAATTGCTCAAGCACTGCAAAAAATTGAACGTGGGACAGTTACATTCCCTGAGAATCCTGCAGAAGGAGATGAAGCTTTCTCCGCTCTAGGAAACGCTTGGACATGGACTATAAATAGCTCAGGTGTAGGTTCATGGAAAGCACCTTCTAATGCTCTTAATCAACTAGCAGAGCGTCTAGGAGTTACTACTGACTCTTCTGATTTCCACAATGCATTATTCGATGTTGGAGTAACCGATCAAGTTCTAAGAAAGCTACTTGAAAATCTCAAAGCTGGCAACATTCCTACTGGAGGAAGCGCAGCTTACGCAGAAGGATTTAAGAAGTGGGTACTTTCTCTAGCTGAAGAAAAGAAGAAAGCTTCTAAGAGAGAAGCTGACAAGATTGTTTCTGAAGGACTTGCTGGAAAACCTGTAACTAGTGAAAATGTTGATGCAGCTATAGATGAAGTAAATTCTGTAGTAGAAGAACCTGTAACTATTGTTGAAGGCGAAGAATCTTCAGACTCTCCAAAGGAATATGTCTCACCTTTATACGGAGATAAAATTAATGAAGAATGGGTTAAAGATCCAGAAAACACAGACTTTATTCCTAATGCAAGAGTCAAAGATATAAAGCCTAGCGACTTTATTTTTGGTTTTGATGGAGATTTGCTTGAAGTTGTTAAATTAGAAGACGACGAAGTAGATCCATCTAATTTTGTAAAAGTTTTAAGGGCAAATCTCAATACTGGTCAAATTTTTACAGAAAGACAGTCCCCAAGAGAAGACGGTGGAACTGGCTGGTTCTTAAATAAAAAACTAGAAGGCGGAATTTATCGCAGAAAAGAAAATGCTGACAAGACCAATGCCCAGATAGAGACAGAAACTATCGAAGCTATTCCAGACGTTGATCCAGTTGTTATCCCTGAAATACAGCCTGTTAAGGGTGAGGATGTAACTCCTGAGCAGGTAGCAACAGTTGTTAACGATGCAATTGATGCGATCACAACCTCTAAGCCAGATGCATCTATTGAAGAAGCTGTCAAGGGCCTTAATGTCGATGAAACCATTAAAGAGGCAGTAACTGCTAAGCCTGAAAACGCAGAAGGAGAAACAGGTTTCCATATCTCCTCTGACGGAGTTACTTTAATTAAGCCTGGCGACAAGGTTATCCACGCCAAGACTAAGAGAACTGGAACTGTAAGCGTTCTTCTTGATTCATATCAGGGTGGAAAGTATAAGAATTATGTAAAGGTTAGATATGACGATACTAATGAAAGAGAGCCTGTAGCGGCTAAGAATCTTTCAATTGTTTTCCGACCTGAATTTGTACCAGTAGTTAAGCCTAAGGGTGAGACAACTGTTAAAGATATTGCAAATAAGATCAAGGACATTCAAGGAACTACACCTGCAGAAGGCGCAGTAAATCCTGATGAGCTTGCAGAGAAGTTTAAGTCTGCAGAAAAAGAACGAGATGACAAGGTAAAGGAAACTAACTTTGTAAAGACATCTACTTCTGTAGTTTCAAAGGTAAAAGAGAATCTTCCTGCACGAGGAACAACTGAAAGCTCTCTTCCAAGTCTTAAAACTGGAAATCTATTCGATGTAACTTTTGCAATAGACAAACCAACTGAGAAAGAGCTTAAAGATAAAGGCGTAGATTTAAGCTTAGATTCAGCAGATGACTTAATTGTATTTAGAGCAACTAAGGATCTATTCCTTAGAAATCAACCTGTTGCAACTATTAAACCAGACGGATCAATTATCTGGCGTACCGAGAATGACAAGCGTTCATTCTCATTAGAGCTTGAGAGAGTTCTCCAAGACTTCATAGATCCAGTAACAAATCTTAACGCAATGATTGTTATCAATGAACCAGAAGATACTGAAGGAACAGACGCCGATAACTTTGGCAACGGAACTCTTCTTGGTGAATCAGAGAGCTCATTTGACTATAACAACATCTCTAAGTTCCCTCCAACAGAAGAGCAGAAGAAGATTGTTGATGCAATTATGACTGGTGGAGATGTCATAGTTCAAGCTTTGGCTGGTACTGGAAAGACTTCTACTCTAGTTCTTGCTGCAAAGAGAATTTTGGCAGAAAATCCAGCTAAGAAACTTCTCTACATTGTATTTAACAAAGAAACTGCTGAAGAAGCTCAAGGCAGAATGCCTCAGAACGTAGATTCTAGAACTATGGACAACATTGTCTACTCAATGCTTCCAGATAATCACAAGGAAAGAAATAAACTTAGCAGTGTCTTTAAGATAAATGAGAGAAGTCTTATCGATTACACTGACTATGTAAACCTATTTGAGTACTACCAGTACGAGCCAGTAACTGTATCTATCAGAGGCACAGAAACAACTCTAGGAAGAAACGATCTTGTTCAAGAGATAAGAGAAGCAGTAGATAGATTTGCAATTTCAGCAGATGATGTCTTAACTGAAAAGCATTTCACTAAGAAAACTCCATTCTACGACACAGTTCCACCAATTCTTGTCGAGTATGCAAAGAAAATGTGGAAAGATGTAAGTACTGAAGAAGGTTGGGATCCTTCCTCAAAGAAGCTATCAAGAATTGATTACTCACATATGCTTAAAGCTTGGGCGCTAACTAAACCTCAATTTGTAGATGGTTTAAATTCTGGATCAACTAGCACTAAGCAATTTAAAGATAGAAAGAACGATATGTTCTTCTTTGATGAAGCTCAGGATATGAACCCAGTAATTGTAAAACTTTTGGCTGACCAAGAAGGAATTCAAAAGGTATATGTTGGAGATAGTAATCAAGCTATCTATGCATTCCGTGGAGCTGTAGATGAGCTTAATAACGTAAAGAATGCAAAAGAGCTATACCTAACTCAGACATTCCGTTTCGGTGCAAAGGTTGCAGGAATAGGAAACAGATTCCTAACTCTACTTAACTCTAAAAATAAGGTAGTAGGAAAGCCTGGAGAAGACGACGGCGAAATTGTAGAGAATATGGAAGACCCTACTGCAATTATTGCTAGATCAAACGGTGGAGTTATCGACAGTGTCTTTGACCTATTAGCTAAGGGAAAGAATCCAGGATTAAACTTAGAGACCTACTACAAGGCTATGTCATATGCAAAGTCTGCAGCATGGTTGATTGCAGCTAACAAGGGAACACCTGCATACAAGAAGCCAAAACTCCATGAAGATTTAGCAGGTTTCCAAAACTGGAACGAAGTCCTAAAGGCAGTTCAGGATGGCAAATCAGTAGGTGGAGCGATGTACATGGTTCGTCTTCTAAGAGATAGAAAGATGACTATAAAAGAGTTGGTAGATAAGCTCAACAGTATTACTCCTATCCGTGGTACAGGGTTTAGAACAGATGCATACGTTCCTGTAGGCAAGGAAGCACTCGCAGACGGAATTACTGGAGAGCTCGGTACTGGTAGAACTAATAGTGGGTTTAAAGGAAAGCTTACATACACAATTAAAGACGGAGTAATATCTTTCCAAAACTCAAAGTCATATAAAGATTTTCTTTTGAAGGACTTTACATATAACCCAGAAAAATTCTCTTTTGAAAAGGCTTTTGGAAAAGAGCAAGAAGAAGATATCCTTAATTTAATTAACGATGTTAGACGATGGGTACAAAACTATCCTCCAAGAATCCCTATTGACGCTGAAATTATTACAGCACATAAGTCAAAGGGTAAAGAATGGGATCGCGTAAAGCTTTTTGATGATTTCAAGCAACCTGAGATCAATGATGAAGGAGAGATGCAACTTCCTGACCCAGAAGAACTTAGAATCTCATACGTTGCCGCTACTCGCGCAAAGAAGGCTATTGACATTGGAGAAAACCTAAAGTGGATTTACGATGTCACATCTGAAGATGATGAAAAGCCTCAGCTAACTGACGTTGAAAAACTTAGCGGAATGACCGTTACACCAGATCCAGAACCTGTAACTCCAGAAGAGGTTGGCAACGAGGTTGTCAAGGCTAGAAAGATTACAGATCAGAAGACTTTGGAAGTTGCTAACCGACTAATCGAACTTATTGAAAAGGGCGTTGTTCCTTGGACAAAGGGATGGTCTGGCGGAGGCTTCCTTCCAACAAACGGAAAAACAAACAAGAGTTATCAAGGAACTAACACACTTGCTCTCTGGGCAGCAATGCATCTAAATGATTGGACAGACCCTAGATTCTTGACCTTCAATCAAGGTAAATCACTAGGAGGCTTTGTTCGTAAGGGCGAGACAGGCACAAAGATTCTAAAGCCTAACGTTGTAACTAAAGAAGTAAAGCAGCCAGATGGAAGCATTAAAAAAGAAGGATACATCTACTTTACAGAAGTTCCAGTATTTAACGTTTCTCAGTTCGAGAAACTAAACCTTCCACCTTTGGTAAAGAAAGATCCAGTTCCAGTCTCAGACATTGAAAAGCAAATATTAGAGTCATATGCAGATCATCCAGAGATTATCTACAAGCCTCAAGATAAGGCTTATTACTTGCCTTCAGTAGATAAAATTTATCTACCACTAAGAGAGCAGTTTGACACTAGTGTAGGTTTCATTGAAACCCTTTTCCATGAATTAGGTCATAGCACAGGACATATCTCACGCTTAGGTAAAGAAGGAAAGCGCAAAGATCTTCAAGATAACTATGGAAACCATAAAGCAAGCCGTGGCGAAGAAGAACTTATTGCAGAAATTACAGTTGCACTCATTGCTGCAGAGTTTGGTGTAGAAATCGATTGGGGTAATACAGCTTCATACGCACAAGGTTGGTTGAAGCCTCTTCAAGATGACCCGGGAATGATTATTGTTGCTGCAAAGCAAGCTCAAGATGCAGTTAACTGGATGCTTGGAATTAAAAAAGGAGATACACCTGATCAAGTTGGATCTTCTTTCCCAGGATTACAAGACTATAAAGATGGTGGATCTGGCGGATTAGTTGGATCCAGAAGCACTGTAGGTTTTGTTTCTACCGATGCGCTAAAAGATATGGCTGGCAATGTTGCTGGAAACGAGGAAGCTATAGAGTCTTACAGAAAGTCTCTTCGTGAAGGTAAAGGATTTGCAATAAGAGATTTCAATGGAAAGCCGTTCAACGACCCAATCATGGTTATCTACGATGATGAAACAGGTATGGCTTTTGTTGGCGAAGGAAATCACAGATTACAAGCAGCTATTGCTGAAAACATTCCTTTTGTCCCAGTTCGCGTTGTTAGAGGTAAAGCTAGCGAAATGGTTGAAGATGCAGAAAAAGGAAAGTTCCCTAAGCAAATTAAAAACAACAAAGAGCCAAAATTTGTAGAGACAACTGGTGATAGAGCAGGGGAGCCAGTAAGTGAAGGTTACGTTCCACCAGAGATGCACCCAAGTTTTGTTTTTGACAAAGAACTTGTTAGCGATGAAGTTCCAGACTTTATTGCTCAAAGCGATCCTTTTGGTCCACCAGAAGCTGGCGAAGGCGTAGGCAGTGAAGGTCAAACTGGCGAGCAGATCGCTGATCAAACACCTGAAACTACAGAAGCAACTCCAGAACCTAATGTTGGAGAACAAGGTCAAACTGGAGAAGAGATTGCTAAAAATACTCCAAAGAATAAAGATGCCTCTAAACAACCTACAAAACTTACTGTCAATGATGAAGAATACGATTTATGGGATGACATTAACTATGACCGTACTTCAGAAGAAGGAAAAGATAACGATAATTTAGAGTCTGCACACGGAATTTTTGCCTCAAGAATTCTAGAAGGACAAGAGCTAATTAAAGATAGAAATGAAATTGGAAAATATATTGCCGATATATTGAAAAAATATGGTTATGGCAACAAGCTATTCTATTTGGCTGGAGGATCTGTAGCCGATAAGATGCTAGGAGATGACCCTTCATGGGAAGGTTCCGATGGAACTCCTTATGGTGGAGGAATTGAAGCTGGTATAGGTCTTGCAAATAGCGAAGCTTTCGCAGATGGAGATCCTTTAAAGGGTGTCGAGTTCCCTGTAGTTTTGGTTAGAAAAAGAGGAATTTCTAAGGTAGCTTTGCTTCACGAAATAGCTCACCTTATGGAAGGTGGATGGAAGAGCAATACTGGAGGAGGCCATAACCAAGCATGGCACCAGACATTGCTGACATTGCTACGACAAGAGGGTTTCCAAAAAGAAGCTAATCTACTAGCATTAACCATAGGAGAAGTGAAAGGAGATACAGGTGTTATCAATCCCTGAAGATATGGAAGAGGCTATTATGCCAAAAGCTTTATCTGACAATCAAAAGTCATTTCCAGCAATGAAAGAATCTGAAAAAGACTCTGAAAAAAAGGATAATGTATAATGAGTCTTACAGATAAAGAACTTTACACAGAGGCAATGATTGCTGCATACAGAAGGCTTATGGATGTAGCTTTCTGGGATCCAGCAGCAGCCGATGATGACGAAGATGCTGAACCTAAAAAGGAAGAGGATAAATGAAAACCGTAGTGGTTAAGTCCTATCCTGAAGAAGGAATGGCTCTTGCATACCTAAAAGGTGAAGATGTTGTAAAGCAACTAGTTTTTTATAGTGAACGATTTGGGATTTCTACTCTTATAGATGGCAAGTTTCGCTCATACGCAGAAGGCGATGTAAGTCTTGACGGTAAGTCATTTATCTACATTGAACCAGCTAACTACAAAGTTGTCCGTGAAATGTTCCAAAGAGCAGAGTCAATGGGTAAGTATCTTACTTACAAAGATGTAGAAAAATACAGAGTAGATTATGTACTTAAGAAAGCTATGACAGCAGCTGTAGAGACATCTGAAGGATGTCCTCCTGCGACCCAAGATATTGGTATTAACCTTGATAATCGTAAGAACGCTATTGACACCGCTATGTACGGACCTCTCAATCCTGCAGAGCCAAATGATGAGTATTGGCAAGCACTTGCAGATGAGTGGTCTGTAGATACTGAGACTGCTAAGAAACAAAGATGTGGCAGTTGTGCTGTGTTTATTCAGACTCCAAAGATGCTTGATTGTATTGCTTCTGGGCTTGGTAATGAAGAAGGAAATGATGCTTGGGGCTCAATCGATGCTGGAGATTTAGGGTATTGTGAAGCATTCGACTTTAAATGCGCTGCATCCCGCACATGTCGTGCATGGGTCGCTGGTGGCCCAGTAACAGAGGAGATCAAGTAATGGACTATGTTGGCCGTAACGGGTCTAAAGTTCTCTTTATCTCTGAGACCTTAGGTGCAATAGTAGATGAATCAAAGAACGTTGTTCTAGAGCTTGATATTAAAGAGCCTCTTATTGCAGCAACTTACTGGAGCGCTAAAGATGTCCGACCAACTGGTCCTGCAGTAGAGCTTGCAGCGGCAGCGCTTACAGATTTAGATATTAAAGTTTTTTCAAATAATGACCGTATGTACACAATTCCTGACTCAGTTGTTGCTGAGGCAAAGCGCGGCCTTGAGTGGCGTAAAGAAGAAAATCGCGGTGGAACATCTGTTGGTCTCAACACTGCTCGAACCCTTGCTCGTGGCGGTCAAATTGGTATTCGTAAAATTCGTCATATTGCTAAATACTTCCCTCGTCACGAAGTAGATAAAAAGGGAACTGGCTACAAGCCAGGACAAAAGAATTATCCATCAAATGGTCGCATTGCTTGGGCTCTTTGGGGTGGAGATGCTGCTCGTTCATGGGCTTCTGCAATTGTAGAACGTGAAAACAAAAAAGCTAAGTCAAACTCAATTACTGCAGGTGGCTTAGATCCTATGGAATACGAGATGCCAAAGAGAGTTAATTACGATTCTTTTATTACCTCAAAGACAATGCCTGAAGATAATGTAATTGAATTTTTTGCCCGTATTCGTTTAGACGGATCAGGTATTGACCGCTTGTACCGTATTGAGCCAGCAGGTCATATTTATGTTTGGGATGATGGCGACTGGGATGACATGGGCATGACAGATGCCGATATGTCTATGTATGACAAAATTCTTGACGACCCTAACGATAGAACACCTTGCGGACAAATTCCTGTAGACACTGAAACAGCACTTTTTATTGCAGCACTTCTAGATAACGAACCTTTTATTGCACATAAGGTAGATAAGTTATATCCAGAAGAAAGCAAAATGTATGAAGAAGCAGCTCCTGATCTTGACTGGGAGTTACTAGATGATTTAGCTCTTGAAGATGAGATGTCTGACTCTTGGGATTTTGTAGATGACAGTCTTACTGCTGCTGGCGAACAAGGACCAACATCAGGTAAAGGTGATGGAGTTGATACTCCTGCAGATAAAGCAGCAAGAGCAAATGTTCAACTGCGTGATAAATCAGGCAAATTTGCAAAAATGGGTGGACGTGTAATCATTGGTGGAAATCAAAAGTACCAAGGAAATATTCGTTCTATGGATGCAGCTACACAAACTGTTAAGGTAGAACTTGGTAACGGAAATATGATAGATATTCCTGCATCAATGACAGAACCAGCAGAGTCGTATGTTCCTATCCCTAATGCAGTTGCAGAAGGAGAGTTAGATACTTCTGGAATTCTTGGGGAGCCTCGTACTCCTATGGATTCACCAATTCGTATGCCAGGAACTCTTCCTC